GAGGTCGCAACTGACGCCGGTGAGGACGCGCCGGTAGCCGTCGAGGCCGTTGCGTTCCATTGCGTCGCGGGCGGCGGCGCGGTGGGCGAGGGCGACGTCGGCCTCGGCCATGCTGCCGGCGCGGGTGCCGCCGAGCTGCATGGCCTCCTCGAACGGTTTGCCGTCGGCGAGGGCCTTGCGGGCGGTGATACCGGGCCGGCGCCAGAGGTCGGCGACGCTGTCGCGGAGCTGGTCGGCGGCGTATTCGGCGAGGCCGCCGGCGTTGGCTGAGGCGGGCGGTGTTCTGCTGATCGTGCCGACGTAGGCGTCGACGTACTCGTCGACGAGGGCGGCGGTGGCGCGGTTGGCGTCGTCGACGACCTGGCCGGCGGCGTCGGCGAACTCGTTGAGGCGGCGGTCGTCGGGGCCGCCGAGGTCTAGCCAGAGTTGCTCGACGAACTCGGCGGTGCCGAGGCGGAGCGCGTCATAGCTTTCGCCGTAGGTGCGGATGAGCTCCTCGGGCGCGGACATCGGCCGGGCCTACTGCGCCGGGGCGAGCTCCTCGGCCGCCGGCGGCGCCGTGTCCGCTGCCGGCGGTCGAGGTGCCGGTGCCGGCGTCGAGGGCGGGGTCGACGCGGCGGCGGCGAGCTGTGTGCGGGCTGCCATAGCGCGCCAGCGGGCGACCTCCTGCGGGGTGGCGCCGTACTGCTGCCAGAGGGCCTCGTTGGGGACGCCGAGGCTGCCGAGCTTCGTGAGGGCGTCGACGAGCTCGCCGACGTTCTTGCTTTCGGGGTCGCGCCAGACGACCTCGAGCGAATCGTCGGCGGCGCGGGCGTCCTCCATTGCGGCGAGGGCGAGGCGGATGACCTGCTCCCATGCTTCGCCGAACGCGAGGGCGCGGGCTTCGACCTTGGCGACGAGGCCGGTTTCGGTGGCCTTGAGAGACTCGCCGGACGGGAACGCGCCGGACTGGCCGAGGAGGTAGTGCGGCGGCGTGCGGCTGATCGCGGCGAGGTGCTGGATGTCGGCCTCGACGCTGTCGATGAACGGGCGGAGGTCGGTGGCGGAGAACTCGCCGAACCTGACGTCGCCGTCCTCGGCGAGCCAAAGGCGGTCGATGGCGGCGCGGAACGGTTCGATGGGCTTGCCGGTTTCGGGGTCGACGGGGACGTCGAGGCCGGTGGCCCATCGCTGCCGGAATGCGCTGTAGCGGGCGGCGGTGATGCGGTTGAATAGCGTTTCGTTGATGCGGTCCTGAATGTCGGTGATGCCGCCGTCGAGCTCGCTGACGCCGTTGCCGATCATGCGCCGTTTGTTGCGGAACGGGACGAACGAAACGACGCCGAGGGGGTTGGCGAACGTCGGGCCGGGGTCGCCGGCGTCGGCGTGCGGTTCCCATTCTCTCGAGGTCGTCGGGCGCGCCCACTTGTAGACCATCGCGACGCCGTCGGCGGTTTCGGCGGCGTCGAGCTGGACGGTGACGAGCTCGTAGCCGTCCTCGAGGTATCGCTTGACGGCGGCGCGGCGCGGTTGGCGGTGCGAACGGCCGCCGGCGACGTAGACCTCGGTGGGGTGCTCGACGCTGACGATGGGCGCGTCGCCGGGCGCGTCGCCGGGCCAGACGAGGACGCTGGCGGTGCCGCCGATGAGGGCCTCGGTGTGAACCTGGCCGTGCTCGGCGTCGAGGCCGTTGGGCTGCCATATGGTCTGCCAGACGTCGAGGTCGGCGTCGGCGCCGTTGCCGAAACGGACGCCGTCGACGACGAGGCGCTCGGCGACGGCGTCGACGATGAGCTCGCACCAATTCGAGCGGGCGAGCCGCATGAGGCGGAGAAACTCGCCGCGGGCGCCGTTAGGGGCGTCGGGGAGCGGATGGTTGCCGGTGTAGTAGTCGTCGCCGGTCTTGTGGTAGCGGGCCTGGTCGTCGAGCTTGTCGAGGAGGTGGTCGCGCCAATCTTCGGGGGGGCGGAGCTTCATGCGGGCCGGGCCTTTCGTCGGTCGAGGTCTACGGTACTACCCGCGAGGGGACGCCGGAGGTGTTCCGCGCGTGATGATGCCATAGCCAGGTGACGCGGTCGGTGACGGCCTGGCCGCCGAGCTCGACGAGCGCGTCGAATATCGGGGCGTCCTGTATCTCCCAATCGCCAGAGCCGGCCGGGTCCGGTTGGAAACCGCCGGTGGCGACGACGGCCTCGAATAGGACCTCGGTGCGGACGAGGTAGGTGATGGGGACGATGTGCGGGTCGGCCGGGTCATACCGGCGGCCTCGGTGCTGCGGGAACGGGTCGGTGCCGCCGACGACGTCGAACCATCCCCACGCGATGCCGGCGTCGGCGTCGGTGGCGAGCTCGATGAGCGTGGCGAGGTGATGGGGGAGGAGCTCGTCGTCGTCGTCGAGGAACGCGACCCACGGCGTGCGGACGTGCGCGATGCCGAGGTTGCGGGTGCCCCATGCGCCGGCGTTGCGGGTGTCGTTGGCGATGACGATGGCGGCCGGCGGGTGTGTCTGCCGGGCGGTCGAGCCGATGGCGCGCTGTAGTAGCCGCGACCTCGAGGGGAGCGACGGGATGACGACGGTGACGTCGAGGGCCGGGTCAGACATCGCCGGCCTCCTCGCCGTCGCCGGCGTGCAAGGTGTCGGCGTGCCGGCCGGCGGGCGGCGTGACGGTGGGCGGGCCGGGGTCGAGGTAGCGGTTGAGCGCTCGGACGGCGATGAACGCGGCGGTGAGCGCGCCGAGGCCGGCGGTGATGATGGCGAGCGGTTGCGGTTCGCCGATGATGGCGACGACGAGGGCCAGGACGGCGAACGCTGCGGCCTCGACGAGCTCGCTGTAGAGCTGCCGGCGGGTCATCGGCCGGCCTCGGCGAGGGCGGCGGCGATGCCGGCCTCGAGGGTGATGCGCGGGACGTAGTAGCGGTCGAGGAGGGCCGTCGAGGCGAGGCGGTAGCCGACGCCGACGGGCTTGTCGCCGAGGGTGCGGATGGTCGGGCTGTAGCCGGCGGCCTCGGTGACCATGCGGGCGAGCTGCGCCGAGCTCGTCGGCCGGCCGGTGCCGAGGTTGACGGGGCCGTCGACCTCGAGCTCGACGAGGGCGAGGATGGCGGCGACGATGTCGTCGATGTGGATGTAGTCGCGGACCTGTTCGCCGGTGCCCCAAACGTCGAACGGGTCCTCGCGTCGGACGGCGCGGTCGATGAACGCGGGGAACGGATAGTCGAGGGCCTGGTCGCCGCCGTAGCCGCTGAACGGGCGGACGATGGTGACGGGGATGCCGTCGGCGCGGGCCTCGAGGGCCATGCGCTCGCCGACGACCTTGACGTAGCCGTAGGTGGCGTCGGGCGCCAGTGTCGACGAGCCGGCGGCGTCAAGGTCCTCCTCGATGAGCCGGCGGGCGAGGTGCGGGGACTGCATGACGACGGGGTAGGCGGCCGAGCTCGAGAGGTAAACGATGCGGGCCGGGCGGGTGCGGTGGGCGAATCGCCATAGGGCGGCGTCGAGCTCGAGGTCGATGGCGGCGAGCTGGAACGGTTCGCCGTCGATGAACGTGCGGCCGCCGACGACGGCGGCGGCGTGGATGACGAGGTCGTAGCACTCCGTCGAGGTGCGGAACACGTCGAGGGCGTCGCCGCCGTTGACGAGGTCGACGGTGTCGACGTGCCAGCCGGCGGCGGCGAGGGCGGCGGTGACGTGCCGGCCGACGAAACCGGCGGCGCCGGTGACGAGCGCGATGCGGGTGGCGGCGGGGAGGCGATGACGTTGGCGAATCATCGGACGGCCTCGGCGGTGTGAATCTGGCACCGATAGCCGGCGGGCCAGTGTGGGAGCTCGACGGCGAGCTCGACGTAGTCGAGGGGGCGCCAGCCGGCCTCGGCGAGGAGGTGCTCGATGCCGGCCCTATCCCATCGCCAGACGTGCTCGACGTTGACGCCGGGCTCCTCCTCGAGCGGCGTTGACAGGACGAGGCCGGTGCCGGCGGCGGCGGCGTAGCGGAGGAGCTGGGCGGGGTCCTCGACGTGCTCGAGTATCTCGCCGAGGACGATGACGTCGGCGCGGCGGCGGACGCCGGCGTCGGCCTCGTCGGCCCACCAGCCGAGGAGGTCGTCGGCGGTGCGGCCGGGGTAGTCGACGTCGGCCTCGGTGCTGAGGTCGCCGGTGACGAGGGTGCCGCCGCCGGCGAGGACGAGCTCGCGGCCGGTGCGGCCGGCGCCGGCGGCCGGGTCGACGACGAGGAGCGGTTCGGGCCAGCGCGACGCGGCGAGGTCGACGGTGATGTCGACGCGGAGCTTGTGCTCGCGCCATCGGTCGGCATTGTTGGGCCATCGGTAGAGCTCGGCCAGCTCTACGGGGTCAGGATTGGGGCGTAGGCGCTCGATGAGCATGTCGGGACCTCCTCGGTGGTCTATGGGTGCGGGGAAACGGGAAACGGCGATCTAGAGGGCGCCGAACTTGGACGGGTTGCGGAGGGCGGCGAGGGCGTCGGCGTGCTCCTCGTCGAGGTAGCGGCGGAAACGGGCCTCGTCGGCGGCGTAGAGCTCGGGGCGGTTGACCTCGCGGTAGCCGTCGTCGAGCTCGGCGGTGCCGGCGATGGGGTGCCGGTGCTCGATGACGACGTCGTCGAGGTAGGTGATGCTGCCGAGGTCCTTGCCGAGGCGTAGCCAATAGTCGTCGAGGTAGAGGTGTACGGCGCCGGGCGGGACCATGTAGCCGAGCTCGATGATGATGGCGGCGTCGAGGACGACGGCGGTGGGGAGCTGCGACCCGCGGACGAGGTCGTTGCCGTAGACGACGGCGTTGGGCTGTTCGATGACGGCCTCGAATAGGCGCCTATCCCAACCGGACGAGCGCGGCCGGTGGTCGTCGCCGAAAAAGCCGACGCCGGCGCGGTTCGGGGCGAATACCGGGGCGAGGGCGTTGAGGGTGCCGCCGAGGCGGAGGCGCTCGCCGATGACGACGCGGACGCCGTCGGGCAATTCGTGGCCGGCGCTGTCGTCGACGCCGAGGACGTCGAGGTAGCGGTCGAGGGCCGGGTCGTCGTCGTCGAGGGCGATGACGAGCTCGGCGTAGCCGCCGTCGGCGGTGTCCTGCCATGCGGCGATGAGGTCGATGACGTTGCCGGGGCGGCCTCGGGAGGGGACGAGGATGACGAGGGCCTCGAGGATGTCGTCGGCGACCTCGGCGACGCTGGCGGGCGGGGCGGTGTGTGCGGTCATGTTGCGACCTTATTGCGTGCGCGATGGTCGAGCGCGCTGCGCCACGCGTCGACGTATTCGTCGACGTGGTCCTCGATGGTGAGGCGCGAGGCGACGCGCTTGCCGGCCTGGGCGCGCTCGGCGCGGTAGTCGTCGTCGACGGCGAGGCGGCGAACGGTGCGGTGCCAGTCTTTCGGGCGCTCGACGAGGTCGCCGGCGCCGAGCTCGCTGAGGCGCCGATATTCGCCGGTGGGCGACGCGGCGAACGGGACGCCGACGGCGGCGAACTCGAGGCCCTTGAGGTAGCTCTTGGCCTCGTTGAACGGGGTGAGGTCGAGCGGGACGATGCCGACGTCGAGGAGCGACATGCCGACGGGGTACTTGGCGAGGGGTAGCCATCCGCCGGTGCTGGCGATCTTCGTGCCGGCGGCGAGGTTGAGGTGCTTGACGAGGCGGGGGTCGTTGTCGCCGATGATGTGGAACGGGATGTCGAGCTCGCGGCAGAGGCGGCCGATGGCGCCGCGGGTGACGGGGAGGTCGGCGGGGTGTGTGTCGATGTTGCCGGACCAGCCGAGGCGGAGGTCGACGTCGCCGGGCTCGCGGGCCGGCGGTTCGATGTGGAGGTAGCCGCGGGGGACGTAGTTGCGGATGACTCGAACGCGGCCGTGCCGGCCGTAGAGCTCGGCGAGGGCCGGCGTGGAAACGGTGACGAGGTCGGCCAGCTCGCACGCGGCGCGGAGGTGCCGGTAGTTGCGGCCGCCGTTGGCCTCCTCGAGGTGGGGCTGAACGGTCGGCCACGCGGTGTTTCGGGGGTCGATGTGCTCGAAATCATCGTCGAGCTCGACGACGACGGCGACGCCGGCGGCCTGTAGGGCGCGGATGACGGTGACGAGCTGGGCGGTTAGCGGGCGCTGTAGGACGACGAGGTCGGCGTCGACGGGCTCGGCGAGCTCCTCGAGGAGGACGGGCCGGCCGGCGACGGCGGTGGCGGCCGGGTCGACGCGGATGGGGAACGCGGCCGTGCCGTCGTCGGGCGTGCGGAGGTCGACCTCGACGTCGGTGTTGTAATGCACCGCGGTCGCGGGCCATATGACGCGGTAATGGCCGCAACCGCCCATATCGGCGGCGTGAGCTTGCACTTTCATCGGTGTCCTCCTCGGTGGACGTTGGCCGGCGGTCAGAAACCGTAGGCGCGTTTCTTTTTCTTCGGTGGCGGGCGGAGCATGGCGCGGCTGAGGGCGTTGACGGTGGCGGCGATGCCGTCGATGCGCTTGGTGGACTTGTGGCGGTCGGGCTTCGAGGGCTTGAGGTTGCCGCCGGGGTCGGCCAGGACGGCGACGTTGTCGGCCGCCCATCGGAGGACGGGGTTGCCGCCGTGGATGAGGAGCGGGAGGTCGGCGGTCGAGCCCATGACGAGGCGCTCGAGCTCCTTGCATGGCGCCGAGAGACTGGCGAAACCTTGGCGCAAGGGGACCATCGTGCGGCCTCGGTTCTGCATCTCTTGGACGGTTTCGGACGCATTCCAGGGGTCGAACGCGACCTCGTGGAGCTGGGCGCCGAGGAGCTCGACGCGGGCGTCGATGTCGGCGCGGACCTTGGCGTAGTCGACGACGTTGCCCTCGGTGGCGATGAGCCAGCCGTCGGCGACCCACTCCTCGAGGGGGACGCCGAGCTTGCGGTCGAGCTCGGCGATGCGCTCCTCGGGGAGCCAGTGGAGGACGTCGAGGTAGTAGCCGGCGGCGCGGGCGACGCGCTCGAGGCCGGCGTCGAGCTCCTCGTCGAGGCCGGCGAGGACGGGGTTGCCCTCCTCGTCGAGGATGAGCTCGTCGAGGTCGGCCAGCTCGGGGCGGTCCTCGGGCGGTATCGGCGCGAGGAGGGCGAACGCGGTGAAGTCTGACGAGCTCGAGAGGTCGAGGCCGCCGAAACACTGGCGGCCGTTGAACGCGTGCTCGAGGTCGAGGGCCTGGGCGCCGTGGTCCCATCGGTCGAGCGGTAGCCAGCGGTCGAGCTGTTTGGTGCGAACGTTGAGGTGTAGGCGGAGGTAGCGGTTGAGCTGCGCCGGTGACTGGCGGGCCTCCTCGGCCTTGCCGATGAGGTAGTCCTCGTGGACGGTTTGGCCGATGCCGGGGTTGGCGTTGCGGATGGTGTCGATGTGGAACGGGTCGAAATCTTCGGCGGACTTGTCGGCGCCGAACACGACGCCGCGGAACGTCGGGTCGACGATGCTGCCGGCGACAATTCCCTCGAGGTACTCGCGTTTCGTGCTGTAGATAGACCCATCGGCGCCGTCGTCGGCCGTGGTGATGAACATGGTGAGCGGTTGCTCGCGGGAGCCGGTGCCGGTTTCGAGGGCGTCGATGAGGTCGGGGGACTTGTGGACGTGGACCTCGTCGACGATGGCGGCGTGGAGGTTGAGCCCTTGCTGCCGGGCGCCGTCGGCGCTGACGGCCTTGAACCAGCCGGCGCCGCCGTTGCACTCGATGACGTGCGTGCGGAGGTCGTCGCCGAACTTGCGGCGCCAGTAGGGCGAGGCCTCGGCCATTGCCCTCGATGGCTTGAACACGAGGCCGGCCTGCGAGCGGTCGGCCGCCGCCGCCGCGACCTGCGGGGTGTTCTCGCCGTCGTCGCCGAATAGGTAGAGCGCTGCGCCGCTGGCGAGGGTGCTTTTTCCGTTCTTGCGGGGAATCTCGTCCCAAACGGTGCGGATGATGCGCCGGCCGTCGGGGTGTGTCCACCCGAATACGGGGGCGATGATGTAGCGGACCTGGCTGTCGAGGAGGATGAACGGCCGGCCGGACCATTGGCCGATGAGCTGGCGCGAGCGGGCGAACGAGGTGAGGACGCGGTCGACGCGGTGCCAGCGAAACTCGAGCGGTACGGGCGGCGGTGTTTCGAGGAGCGGCGTGCCGTTCCACTCGGTGCCGACGATGTGGCCGGACTTGACGCGGGCCTCGACGTAGCGCTCGAGCTCGGCGATGGCGGTGCGCTCGGTGCGGAGGCGCGCGGTGTATTGCTCGCCGAACTCGGGGGTGCGCCGGCGGGCCATAGGTCAGGCGAACGGGTCGATGCCGGTGTCGGCGAGCTCGTCGTCGGCGCCCTCGAGGCGGAGCTTGGCGCGGTCGGCCGGCGTGAGCCCGAAACGGGCGGCGAACGAGGCGATGGTGCCGGCGGTGTCGCGGGCGATCTGTAGCGCGGGGTTCTTGACGTGTGAGCTGCGCTGTTTGACGAGGATTCCGCGCTCGTTGATGACCTTGACGGCGCGGGCGTGGTGCGCGACGGCGCTGACGAACACGGCGAACGTGTCGACGTCCCACGCGGTCAGGACTCCGCGCTCGGCGAGCGACGGCGCGAGGCGGTGCCAGACGGCGACGGCGTCGAGGTCGAGGTAGCTGGGCGGGTCGAGCTCCTCGAGCGGCGGCGCGGTGTCGTTGCCGTGCGCGTCGATGCCGACGGGGTCGGGTTTCGGGCCTCGTTTGCCCATCGTCAGAGCTCCTCGAACGGGTCGGAAACGGCGCCGGTGGGGCCTGGATCGCGTGGCCGCGCGCGGCCGCGGGCCATTCCTGCGGGGACGGTGGGCGCCGCGTCGATGTCTGCGGTGATGCCTGCCGGGGGCCTCCTGCACATTTTTCGGGATGCCCTGCGGTTTCGTGCGCGTGCA